CCAATTGAACAACTCGTTCCCCATCTAGGCTTGGGGCGACCTTGCCCACCTTGCGCCCTGTTTCATGCGCCCATTGGTCAATTAAGAGCCTTTTCCAATCATCTGATGACCAAGCACTGCCAGCGCCCTTCATTTGCTTGGCAACCATGTCAATCAGGGCATGGAACATATCGTTTTGGTCTGTGCTGCGGGTGGCTTTCTTGACCTCCAAGCGCAATTGCTTACCAGCCTGTAAGGTTTCCTTAATCTTGGGCCATAAGTCTTTCAGTACTGTGTGGGCTTGTTGGCTGTTGTGTAGGGTGACGATCATGCTTGCCTCACTATTACTTCAACTTTTGCCACTTCACCATAAACCTTGGTGGCATGAATAGATGTGATTTGGGAATCGTTCTCAAAAACAATTTTGTCCATGCCATCGATCACAGACTTAACCACATTGTCCAAATCGGGCTTTTTGGTGTGTTTTTCAGAATCGCTTAAACAAGCCTCAGTGCGTTTTTTTGAGTATGAGGCGGGAACAGGAAAGGTGACATAAATAAACGCCTCCAAAGCCCCTTCTAGCGGTTCTGATGCCCCAATTGCCGCCTTTGCCATCATCCCAACATCGGATTCATAGTTCTTGGTCTTTTCAGGTGTGTAAGCAACAGGGAACTTTCCTCTTGTGGAAAACCTTGGTCTGCCTTTAGCAATTGGAATTCCATAAATCGTGAACATGATCTGCATCATTTTTTGTCTTTCTGTTCATTCATGCGTTTTTTTAGATCGTCAGCAGCCGCTTGGCCTCGCCTCTTGGCAATATCCGCTAGGGTCTGTTGCCACCAATATTGGGCTTCTCCCCTGCCCTCCTCCAAGACTTTCTTGCGATAGCGTCTGATCCATTCTTGGGCTTCTGTGTTCCTCATAGTCTCCCGTAAGTTCAAGCGCTCTTGTGATGACAAATTCGCTAAATTGTTGACCTTCTCTGACCCGATTAAGGATGGCTGTTGCTTCATGGTGTGTCATACAAGAATCAATGATTGTTGTGCTGTACGTTTGTTTTGCAATTCACAGTATTTAGGATTTAACTCGCATCCCAAATATTGCCTACCAAGGTCTTGGGCTACTTGTGCGGTAGTTCCAGAACCCATGAATGGGTCTAAAACAATTCCTCCAACTGGTGCGCCAGAAAGTATGCAAGGCTCAATCAGTTCTGTTGGAAACACAGCAAAGTGCGCTCCAGAATAAGGCTTTGTGTTAACAGTCCAAACACTTCGTTTGTTTGCCATTTCATAAGACTTTTCTAAACCAGAATGAGGTTGCAATCCAGTACCTTCTTTGTGGTACTTTCCATTACTTCTGTCTCTTGTACCCCAATCTTCTTTTACAGGCTCTTTGATCGCAACATGGTCAAAGTGATACTTATGTGATTTGCTAAACAGGAATATGTATTCAGGCGCTTTAGTGCAACGATCTTGCACACTCTCTGGCATAGGGTTTGGTTTATGCCAAATGATGTCTTGGCGCAAATACCAACCATCTGCCCTTAAAGCAAATGCAAGCATCCAAGGTATTCCAATTAGGTCTTTGGTTTTTAGACCAGTAGCGTGTAATTTATCCAACTTTCTATCATTAGCTGGCATATTGTTTCTGCCTTCACGCTGATACTCAGGGCTAGCCCTTGCAAAACCATTGCTGTTGCAGTAACTGTCACCAATGTTGACCCATAAAGTGCCATCGTCTTCAAGAACATCCCAAACACATCGAAACACTTCGACCATGTTTTTGATGTACTCTTCAGGAGTATCTTCTAATCCTAATTGCTCATCAATGCGTTTAGCACCACAGAGATGGCAGTTTGATGATGATCCTCCTCTATGTCCTACCTCTGGTCGCAAAACATTAGTTCCTCGCTTTGGGTCATTCCACTTAGTAGGCATTGAGATGGAATGCTCACAATTAGGATCGCCTCCCTCCCATTTAGCAGTCCCATAGTCTCGCAAGCCATAGTAGGGTGGGCTTGTTATGCAAGTTTGAGCCTTAACACCCTCTGATGCCCATTTACGCATAATCTCACGGCAATCACCAAATTCAATTTTGTTCATGCTTTTCCACCATAGTGTTTTTTAAGTTCTGCTAATTTAGCCAACGCTTCTGCCCTGATTCTTTCGCTTTCAATCTGCTCATGGATTGTTTTCTTGCGCTCAATCAGAACTTCAGTTGGAGGCTTAACAGGGATTGATGGGCCTTGGTTGCACATATCCCGAAAAGCAATGGCGCTCGGTGGAAAGTCTTTGTCCAGCTTGCCAAGCGCAAAATCTAGGCTTGGCTTGTAAGTCAGGAATCTGCCAAGGTATTGCTTCCAAGTCTGTCTGACAAGGTTTGGGTCAACATCTTGCCAGTGGGTGATGAATCGTGAGCCGTAGATAGCGTTCATCATTCCAAAAATGTAATCAAAACCTGAGTCTGGATCACAAAAGTCGTTTTCGTTCCACATCTTGTGCCTCCAGTACTATGGTTTCAGGTTTAGCCCAAAAGGGCGTTTTAGGAATTGATTTGCCCCTGGTCAACTCTGCCATTACGTTTTGGCGTTCTTCAGACTTGGTGAGTTTTTCTTTTAGCCATTCAGCTTTCAAGCCTTGGCTGCCACGGGTACACCACTCAATCAAAAACTGCTCAAGTGACCAACCAATCTTGTTGGCCTCAGACCTTGCGCCTTTTACGACTGTCTCGGTCACAGAGGATTTTTTAGCTTTCCTGAGTTGCAACCAATCATTCCAAACTTGCTCAGAAACATCAGGGGGGCAAGCAACGACAGTTGCTTTCTCTCTCTTTGGTTTATGGTTATTGGTTATTGGTTTATGGTTATTGGTTGCTATTGGGGTAGCATTAGGGGGGCTATTAGCCTCCCCATTAGGGGGTGTTCCCCACCTCTTAGCCGCCCCACGTTTGCCAGCCTCTGCAAACTCTTTGTATTGCTTAATTTCCTTGTCAGCCCTTGGGTTTACAAAGCCATCTTCTGTGGATAAAAAGAATTCATTTAAGACTGTCAAAACATCTTCTTCATGCTCTTTCATGCCAACTTGTCTGGCAGCATCCCTGTGCTTTATTGGTTGTTCGTGCAAAAAGTAGTAGTCCAAAAGTCTGCGATAGGCCAAATCTTCCATCAATGAAAGATGCCTAGTGTGACTCATGTAGTCACCAATGTGAAATTGGTAGTAATGCATAACTCGCCTTTTCATACTCCCTTAAAAGAAACTGCGGCAGGAGAGGGAGGTAACTCTTTTCGGTCTGCTCATGACTTCAGACCTAGCCGTGTTTCAAACAATCTTAAACGAACCACTCAGGTTTCAGCAACTTTAATTGCCAAATTCTTGCTATTGGTACAGCCTTCCATTGGGCAACAGCGGGTTGCTTTATGCCCAACAGCTTGGCAAGCTCACTCTGTGAGCCAGCTAGTGCAATAAACTTTTGTTTGTCCATAAGGAAGATTATAGCCAATTGCAAAAAAGCAACATTAGGGAAAGTACTTACAAAATAATTGTTGATGACTTAATAAGCTGGGTTATAATTTACCCATGCCCTGAACTTCTCGGGGTCTATTTAGGAAACCAAAATGAAATATTTAATTCAAACTGAATTTGGAAAAAGCTACAAAGCTTTTCGTGTGACCACAACTAGTGGCATCACATTGGCCTACTTTAAAAACCGCAATGATGCAATTGCTTTTTGCAAAAGTTTTTAAGGAAACCAAATGATTGACTACAAACTCCAATACCACTTTGATGAATTCGTCACTTATGACGATGGCACAACCCTTGAGAAAGTCAAAGTCGGGTATGACTATTACCCAGCAGAATTCAATCTGCCCCATGACCACAACTCAGCAGAAATCTACGATGTGTTTGTCTTTAGCGAAAAGGGTGATGACATTTCTTGCGATCTGCCCTCATCCGAATTTGAACGCATTGTTTCTGAAGTCAAGATTCACCACGCTCGTATGCTGAAAGAACAAAATGAAATCTAAGATCATCACAACAATTGTCGAATGGACATTGGCGATCATCATCTTTGGTGGCTGGGGCGTAATGCTCGCATGGAGAGGCTAATCATGATTGACAAACTCAAAGATTATTTCCGCTTGCCATCACCCAAAGAACTGGCTGCCAAAGAACTTGAAATGGCACAACGCAAGCTGTTAGAGGCTCTCAGCGCCCAAGAATATGCCAAGCGCATGGGTGAGTACCACCAAGACAGAATCAAACGCCTGACAGCTTATTTAAAGGAAGAATCATGAACGCAGACTACATCATCAATGAAGTGGCACAAAATGCCGCCAGCATCTATGAAGGACAAGACCCACGGGATCGCCTGGCTTATCAAGTCGGGATGCTTCAGGGCAAGATTCGTAGCCTCTGCTACTTAATCAACATCACCGCTGAAGAACTTAAACATTTGCAAATCGAACTCTTACAGGAACAATCATGAGCATCGCTAACTTACTCAAAACAAATGTCAATGACCACACAGAAAAGAAAGCCAATCTGACTTACCTGTCTTGGGCTTGGGCTTGGGCAGAAGCACTCAAAGCAGACCCCAAAGCCTCGTTCAAGGTTGAAATGTTTGGTGACAAGTGCTTCATGGATATCAACGGCACAGCAATGGTCTGGGTCACAGTGACCATGTTTGACAAGCCAATGACTTGCCAGCTTCCGGTTATGGATCACCGCAACAAAGCCATCGTAAACCCTGATGCTTTCCAAGTGAACACAGCCATCATGCGTTGCATGACCAAAGCACTCAGCTTGCATGGCCTCGGCCTGTACATCTATGCAGGGGAAGATTTGCCCGATGGTGTAGAGCCTGAGTCAACCATTGAGCCTGACACCATGACAGACTTGTTTGCTGCCATTGAAAGCGCCAGCACCCAAGACGAACTCAAACTGGCTTACAAAATAGCTTATGCCGCTTGTGATGGTGATAAGGCTTGGCAGATGAAAGTGATTGCAGCCAAAGACAAAGCAAAGGCCAAATTATGAAAACAGATGAAGATGATGAATTCGACCGCATTAAGCGTGAGAACGCTTTGTATGAAGTTTATAGACTAGGACAAGAAATAGAAAAGAGTGGTCAACCATACCATTGGGATGTTTATGTCTCACCCTCACAGCGCAATCAGGTGCTTGAGGAAGTGGCAAAAGAGATTCAGAAGATGACCGCCTTTGGTCAGGATACGTTGGACAGTTTTAGCGTTTACATAAGGAGCATGAAATCATGATTGAAATGATGGATCAAGGGTCGGAAGAATGGTTCACCATTCGCATTGGCAAAGTCACCGCATCTCGTGTAGCTGACGTTATCGCCAAGACAAAGACGGGTTACAGCGCCAGCCGTGACAACTACATGGCTCAATTGATCTGTGAACGCCTGACGGGTCAAAAGGGTGAGAGTTTCACCAACGCTGCTATGCAACACGGCACAGACACAGAACCCCTTGCAAGAGCCGCTTATGAGGCTTTACAGGATGTTTTGGTTGATGAGGTGGGGTTTGTACCCCATCCCTCAATCATCATGGCTGGCGCATCTCCTGATGGCTTGGTGGGTGATGATGGCCTCTTAGAGATTAAATGCCCCAACACAGCCACGCACATTGAGACTTTGTTGTCCCAATCAGTGCCAGGCAAGTACAACACCCAAATGCAATTCCAGATGGCTTGCACAGGGCGGCAGTGGTGTGATTTTGTCAGCTTTGACAATCGCCTGCCGGATGAACTTCAATTGTTTGTGAAACGAGTCCCACGGGATAACGAATTCATCAAGCAAATGGAAGACGAAGTGGTCAAATTCTTAAACGAACTTGATATCAAAATTGCTCAACTTATGGATTTAAAAAATGTCTAAACTTTACGAAATCACAATTGTTTCAGGTAAATACAAAAACAAAGATGGTGTGGAAAAATCCCGCTATCAAAACATTGGCTCTGTCATTGAAACCAAGAACGGCCCAATGCTCAAACTTGACATGATTCCACTTATAGATGGTGGATGGAACGGCTGGGCATACATGAATGAACCAAAGCCCAAAGACGATTACAAGGGCTTGCCAAAAGACGAGGAAGACATCCCATTTTGATTAACAGGGGCATTGCCCCTAACAAGGAGAAATCATGGACTATAAAGACGCATTTAAGAAAATTTTCGCCATGCCCGAATTCCCAAGAGTAAGGGCAAATGATCCTCTAACATCGTTTCAGGCAGCCGATTCAATCAAAGAATCTGCCACCCAGCACCACCAGACAATCTTTGAATGTCTGCAAATACATGGGGCTTTAGGTAAGGATGGAATCTCGGCCCACACCAATCTGGACAGCAATCAGGTTGCGAGGCGGCTCAACGAAATGAAAAT